ATCCGAGTATATGCGTAAACGTGCAGACGTTGTTTTACCTGAGTTTTTTTGTCACAACTCTGAGTTGCCCGATGTCATTGCTTTTGACTCAAGAACTTCAACCGTTATCGAGTGCAAGGTATCAAGGAGCGATTTTCTAAAAGACAAGAATAAACCATTTAGAATCAACGCAAATCAAGGAATGGGTGACTACAGATTTTACTGTGCCCCGAAAGGCTTGATTAAGCAAGAAGAACTGCCTAGAGGCTGGGGGCTTATTGAAATACTACCTAGTGGCAAAATGAGAAAAACCGTAGATAGCTGGATGGTTCATAAAAAGAACCTAGAGGCAGAACATTACCTACTGTTCTATTACGCACGCAGAGCCTACTACGCTGGCGTTCACAATACCGTGCTTGAATATAGGGGCTATGATGGATAATACTTGTAAATCTAAATCAGGAGAGAATCATGGATAACTGTCCAGTATGCAACAAACCTCGTTACCAACATAGACGCATGAGGCTGTGCGCCAAATCTAAATCAGGAGATAATGATGGCATATCCCAAAGAAATTAAAGAGCTTGGATTGACATGGCAGTCAGTCTATAGTGAAAGCGACCCAATGAGCTTTATTGACCTACTTTATGCACAGGCTTACTTTGCAGGTCAGTTTAGCAACAGAATGCAGATTGATGAGGCGCGCACCGTTTTTCTAACATGGCTAGAAAAGAAGCATTCACCCACTGCCAAATCTAAATCAGGAGATAAATAGAATGACACAAGAACAATTTTTTGAGGCAGAAAACAAGCGTGCTATCGCAAGAGACAAGCTTGCAAAGGCAGCACAAGAAAAATCGCTAAGGCTTTCTGAGAGGCAAGTAAAAGCAATAGAGACGCAAGCGAAAGCTCAGCAACAGCTGCTAACAAAGCTGGTGAAGTTGCTTTCCGAATCTAAATCAGGAGATAAGCAGAATGACACAACGAGAAAAGATTGAGGAGATGTTAGACGATGCTTTCTATGAAGCCATGCAAGCCCTAAACAGTGGTGCTAAACAAGGATACAACGCTTGGCCTAAGGTTGATGAAATAAAAAAAGCCGCCAAACGCCAAATCGAAACCTTGATTACTGAGAACGAGCTTGAAGTAGTTAAGTATTGGCACAAACGTACAATTAAAGAAGCGCCCCACCCAAGTCACATATCAAACACTTTACACGCTCAAGAAGAACGAATAGCTACCCTCCAAGCCTCACTGAAAGGTAAGGAAGTATGAGTGAATTTACTAAAGTAGAAATAACTATCGTTGATGGCGAGTGGCAGTGGATGGGGCTTCTGAGTAAAAAGAGCCTTAAACTTCTAACTCAAATAGCTGGCACCATGTCAGATAGCGACACCGCCACCAAAAACAAGGAGTATTAGATATGACAACTAAAGACTGGAGCGAGGCTCTAGGGATAGGAGAGACAGAATGAGTAGCGTGATAGGACAAATTGCACACTGCGAAGATTGCACATGGTCTAACGAAGATTACACAGAAGCCCGCCGAAAAGCTTATGCACACCACAAAACTACTGGTCACGGAATATGGGGTGAAACCACTACCGCGTTCAGTTATCCCACGACCACCCCAACTAATAAAGAGAAAGGATAGAGTTATGGCACAACCAGATAATCATATAGATGAATTAGGTGCGATTTTGAAAGACTTTGCTTTTAGTATGTCGTTGAATGAACAGTTATTCCAAGCTGGTGAAAACTCTAAGAAAACTAGAGATATAGACGACAATGTTTCTATCGATAAAACAATCCGCCAAATCGAGGACTTCTATAGAAATAAGATATTAGAAGCAGAACGCAACTTACTGAGACAACTGTGCTGGGATGGCATGGATGAAGATACTGGAAAGATAAAAAATGGTTATGTAGGAAGCCTAGCGAAAGCAAAGTTAAAAGAACTAGATGTTAATTCTGAGATTGACTGGCTTTACTCGTTAGAGGAAAAGCTACAACACGACCGCCAAAATAATATAGCCGCCCAATCACAACCAACTAAACAAACTAAAGATTAGATAGGGTATAATACACTAGTGCTATTATTTGGTGTTTTTATTCGGGGGCGTTTACATCTCTTTTTAAAGACTTGTTCTTTCCGCGCCCCCTAACAAGAGCATTATCCACTCCCTATGAATCAGGGATTACGACACGCCCAGCTTGTTACCTACCGCCAATCGTCAATTTTACACAGCACCCACCCACAAACTAACGTCAATACGGGTACAATAAGCAACTTCACTTCTTGCGTCTCCCGTCATAGCGTTGATACGTCTCAATAAGTCGTGCTAGCTTTGGGTTCGACTCGCCCACAAACCCCATCAGTGCCATTAGTAGCAGTTCTTTTTGCCCGACGTTTAACTCACGGGCATACGCTTTAATCATGGTGTCTAAGTCTTTGGCTAACTCATGCCCGCCAAAATTCAATAGTAGTTGATACGTCATATAACATCCCCCAAATTTAACTTAACAAAACAACCCAACAAGTTCCTCGCCCTATTCCCTAGGAACTGTACAGTATCATTAACATATACACACATACGCCCGCGCGTATTGACCGATTCTAAATAGGGACTAGTATGTAGCAAAAACACGCTGTGTAGCCCTTTCATGTTCAATACGGTACAATGTACCACTCCGTATCAAAAACCCCGCCACAAGCACTGTATAAGCCACTATAAGCAGGTACAGCACCACATATTTAACTACTATCATAACCGCCCACTCCTTAACATCTCAATTGGTAGCATTTCAATACCATCACTCAACTTGTGTAGTTGTGCACTAGGTTGTGTATTCTGTACCGACTGTCTAGCCTGTACTTGTTTAGCAGGCCGTAAAACAACCCTATCATCAAATAAACAGCTTGTAACGCATTTTAAGGCGCTTGAATCGTTTTTAGTTACAGAATGGTATGATGTACCACTCTGCACCAAATCACGCACCACAAGCCACCAAATGCACCCTAACAGCAACAGAAACACAAACCATCGTAGTTTTAACTTGTTACTCACGATACATCATCTCCACAACTAGGACACTCGCCCCATTTTAACGGTACGTTACAGAATCGACAGTTCATCGCGCCCCCCATACTAGAATCACCACGCCCAACCCAATCAACACATACCCAATAACTAACCCTGCCTGTATTAAAGTATCTTTCATAGCCCGCACTCCTTTAAGAATTTAGCTTTATTAAATTTACTGTCATTAGCCTCGAAATTGTTAGCTAGCGCAAGACAGATGCTTACTACCGTATCTTCATCAACACCATCAACGATACAGAAATCTGGGTCGTTAACGTCGTATGATGTGTAGCACTCACCAAGTATGGTCTGCGCTACAATCTCATAATGTTTTTTAGTCATAGCCATTATAATTTACTCCCATTATCTATCCATTTTTGCGCCAAATCATTATCATGTATCAAGTACCACATAAGTGGTAGTTTTGGCGGTGTCACGTTAGTAGCCATTATTAAAACTCCTGCACTAAAACATGCCCAGTATCTAGCTTTATAATCGTTGTGTTGTCCTCAAAATACTCGAACTGTTGCGCCTCTTGTGTACGTTGCTGTTCGATAGGTAAGTCTGAAGCATCGCCATAGTGCTCTTCGTATGCTTCGGCTACGTTGTCATATTCCGCCCACTCACAACACCATGCTACAGGGTCGAACTCTATATTTTCGCCCAAATCATCGCTTAGCTGCTCATAGTACGACTGTACAGCTTTAGCTCCCTCAAAACTAAAATTGTTTTTATAATTGTCGCTATTTTTTAACCAGCCCCAAAACTCATGTTCATCTGTAACTGTCTTAACTATACTCATGACTATTCAACTCCTTTAATGGTTGTTAGTTCTTAGTTATTATCTTTGGCGGTTTTAAGCATATAAATACTTGTAACCTTTGTTAGTTAAATATTTTATTAACCATTGTCGCTCTTTTTCAGTCCAGTCATTACCTATCTGATATGACTCAAACCAAAATGTATTATTATCTAAAATAATATCTGCTATACCTTCTCTGTTTAATACATCATAAACACTCTTAGCTATTTTGGTATTAAACTTCGGTAGGTGTTCAATTTTCGCGCCCAATTCTTCAAAAACCATGCCGTATATACTCATTGTTTTTACCTCTTTCGTGGGTATTAACTAATATTATGTATGGCGCAAAATGCGCCCAAAACTAACTATTTACGACGCTTTATATCGTAAAACTTTACTTTGTTCGGCGTTTGATAGTGTTTTATTGTAAACATTGCTATCCTTTCCGCGCCCAATCAATACCGCTTGCCAGTAACTAAACTGGCGCTGGGAGTACGGTTGCGACCCGTCTCTTGGGTATCTGGCGTGCCTAGTCCCAGCTGGCTTATACAAGCTCGTTTAAGTAAGTGGCAGTAACTAGTACTTTGCCGTCTTGCTCAATCTTTACGCTTGCTGTCTTATCTCTTGCTACGTTTTGCGCCATGCGCTCAAGTCTTGCAACATCACCGTTATAACCAAGCTCTTGCTCTGTCATCTCGGTCTTGCTCAACTGTAAGCCCGCCCAATCGCTTAAAGTGATAGTTACCATGCTTATTGCTCCTTAATTAGTTACTAATAAGCGGTATTGAATTGTTAATGTGTTTACCTCTGAGATAAAGCTAATAAGTTGTCGGAGTGGGGTATAATAACGCGCCTAATCCTTAACTGTTCACTTTATCTCACTTGGTAAGGTTCTCAACTGGTTGACTTGTCTTTTCTTTATCAACCTACACACAGTATAGCGCAACGTAAGCAGTATGTCAATACATGTTATATAGATTATTATAGACTTATCCACAGCTAACAGGGGTAGAACAGCTCAAATAATCGCGCCAAATACCTAATTATTGCCTATTAAACAGTATGTAGCTATACTTATGTATATGAAAAGCACTAATCCGCGCACAATCACTAATAAACCACTAACCAGAAAACAACAAGCATTTGTTAGACACCTAATAGAAAATCCTAAGAGTAGTGCAACAGAAGCAGTAGTGCAGAGTTATGATGTAACAGACAGATTGACCGCCAAATCCATAGCAACAGAGAACTTGTCTAAACCTGCCATTATATCAGAACTAGCTAAATATAATAATCTAGTAGAGAACACTTTAATCAACACAATCCAAGACTACTCTAACAGCGATAAACTAGGTGAAAGAAGCCTAGCTGTAGAGACCAGCAAATACATCCATGACAAGATACATGGTAAAGCTACACAGAGGATAGAACAGAGGTCAGAGAAGCTAATCATCAACCTAGACCTCACAGGCACACTTGAAGAAGAATAGCAACGTCGCATATTGTACGACACCCAATAACAGAGGTAGAGACCCTACCCCCCATGACCTTAGCGCTTGCAGGTTCCATGTCCAAATCAATATATATACGAAGTAGATGTAACTCTTTTCAATCTGTGTATATTCAATCTATGTATGTCTACATTTTGTTACGCTAAACCACCAAAGTGTGTATAAATGTGTATAAGAAACTAGCAATCGTGTGTATGAGTGTGTATGATTAGTGTGTAAATAGTGTGTATCAATCTGTTAATAAAGGAGTTAGTATGAAGAAAAGAGTAAACATAATGTTATCGGAAGAAGCACTAGAGATAGCAGACAAGTCAGGCAATCGCTCCGATTATATTGAGGGGCTGATACTCGGTAACAGCGAGCGCCCACTAGAGGTTGTCCCCCTACACACACTACAAGCACTCTTAGAGGCGGAGTTTGAGAAGATTAAGTCCGCACCCAAACTAGAGGCTGTCATTCCTGCTGCGATGCCCGTAATGGAGAAGGCTTGTTGTTTGGCGGCGAGTCCCTGTGCGCATTGGTCTTTTAATTCAGGGGATGGCGTTTGGGTTAACTCGCTGTCGGGTAAAACAAGAGAAGGCTAGACTTTTTAAAACATTAGTGGTATTTTAAACTTAAAACCAACACTCTCAAAATAAATCTACCACTTAACAAAAGACAAGGATTTATCAAATGCCACGACCAGCCAAGGGTAGCCCAGAAGCAAAAGCTTGGGCGGCTAAAATGCAAGCAGCACGTAACAAAACTACACCCCCAGTAGCAAACGAACCGACAGAGACTCCAGCCGAGAACAAGGTTGAGCTGACCCAAGACCAGTTCCAAGCCTTGATGGAGCGCTTGGATAAATTAGAGACTAATAGAACTGAGACTCTTGCTACTAAAAACGAACCGCAACTCAACCAATTAGGACGAGCTGTAGGAGTAATGCAGAAATACTCTGTTGACCCAAGAGACTATCAAGACCCCCGTGAAGAACTAATGAATCTTCCTGAATTAGAAAGATTTGCTTTTAAGCCAAACTACTACTTGGGCTGGGATGTTGAGCAAACTCAGTACGAAACTAAATATGGTACTAGTTTTTCTGAACCTAGATTTGAAATCAGGCTTTACAAGCGATTATTTGAAGATGATGGCACTCCTACGGTTAAGACCGACAACGAGGGTAAACCAGTCCTAGACGAGCAAGGACGCCCCCAATACAAGAGCTACTTGGTTAAAAAAGGCTTCTTCTTTGAAGACCCAGGTGCTTCCGTAAAAGAAGCTCAAGCTCTTGGACTACCAATCAACAACGCCAACTCTAAAGACTTCCTAGAACAAATGCGTAAGCTCAGATACAAGACTTGGCTACTAGAGGTCTTTAATAAGCCTAAAAGCGCCGATACTACTCGCAAAGAACAAATGACTATAGGTAGTTCAATCGTACAGGTCGAGTCCTACTCCGAAGAGGTATGATATGAGTAATTGGCATAAAGATTGGGCGCTAATAACTCATGTAGTGGACAGCCACACTACATTTAAAGTTTTAAGTGTCCCCAACTCAGAAACTAGAAAAGTCTTTGTATTTGAGATAAATGATACACTCGACCCGCAGCTAAAAGACCTCTTGGAAATAACAGAGAGCCTACTCTTTGAATTAGAGGAACTAGAGAAAGGGGAATAAGTTGGGCTACAAGGCCTCCAAAAAAGTGTGCTATACTTCTCCTATGCTAAAGCACACAGATAAAGTAGAGGGTAGCCCGCCAGAATTTTGTAAATCTTGTGGAAAAAGAAACCGTAGCCACGGAATTAGAGGGAACGGACACGGGAAGTACTATTATTACCTTATTTGCACTACTTGTAAATCAAAGCACGATAGAGCAGTAGCTAATCTAGCTAGAGCAAAATTAAAGGCAAAAGACCCCGATGCGTGGAAGCTCAAAACCCGTAGGCATAGTCTTAAAAGAAACTACAACATAACACTAGAAAAGTACCAAGAACTACTAGCAAAACAGAAGAATGGATGTGCTATTTGTGGGAAAATGGAAAGTTTGAGAGCAATGCCCGTAGACCACTGCCATAAAACAGGAGTAATTAGAGGAGTACTGTGCCATTGGTGCAATAAAGGTTTAGGGCAGTTTTTTGACAATCCACAAATTTTAAGAAAAGCCGCCGACTACATTGAAAGCAGGGTTGAAGGTGTCTTATAGGGCAAGCCCAAAACAAGCACAAGCCCACGCAGCCTTTCTTCGGGATGGGTATAAGCGTGGGGTGCTTCTGTTTGGTCGTCAGTCGGGTAAGTCGTATTTTGCCACCCAACATGCCTGGATTTCAGCAGTTGCCAAGCAAGGCAGCTATTTAGTGGTGTTTGATACCTATAAACATGCTCATCAAGTTATTTGGCGGCAATACGTCCCCCTCATCCCTAAAGAACTCATATATAAGAAGAACGAGCAAGAACTCATCATCGAGTTCCACTACATCCAAGGCCCAATTAAGATGCCGTGGGGTCAAACTATCGAAGTAAACCATGACGAATCCCTCCCCCGTAGCTCAATCCAGCTTTTAGGCTCCGACCAAGCTGATACCCACCGTGGACTCAAGGTAGAAGGTATTATCTTCGACGAATATGGCGACCAGAAGGCAGAGAACTTCGCTACAGTCTACGAACCGATGTTTACAACTACAGGCGGATGGGCGATATTTCTGGGTACACCGAGAGGCTATAACCACTTCTACGACATGGTCATGGACGCACGAGATAATCCAGACTGGTTCTACCTCGAAGCCACTTGGCGAGACGCCCCACATGTCAAACCAGAAGCTATTGAACTCGCCCGCCGAGATGCCGAGCGCAAAGGTACGCTTTCTGCCTTCTTACAAGAGTACGAATTAGAGTTTAGGAGTGTTCAGGGCGCTGTTTACCCTATATTTGACCGCAAAATCCACGTCATTTCCCCCAAAGATGTACCCGATGACCTCACGGTATACGCTGGGATTGACTTTGGATACCACACCACCGCTTTTATTCTTATAGGTATTGACAAAGACCAGAACTATTACATATTTGACGAGATATACGCCCGACAAGAGATATTGAACGACATAATACCTAGAATCCGTCAAAAAATAGGTGATAAACGACTTGTTTTGATGGTCGGAGACTCTGCTAATCGTGATGCAATTGAAGTAATGAGCAAAGAATTTCCAATGGTACCCGCCGCCAAAGGTGCAGGGAGCATCATTGACGGTATCGATTTGGTTCGTAACCTTCTCAAACCCCGTACTCAGCTAGTGGGCGAGCCAAAACCCTCCATGTATGTGAGTTCTGCATGTCGCAACTTCATCATTGAGATGGAATCCTACAAATATCCCGAAGAAAAAGAGAATCGCAACCCATCTGACTTGCCGCTTAAAGAGAATGACCACGGCCTAGATGCGTACAGGTATGTCGTTTTGCACCTAAAACATGGCGTACAGCGTGAAACAGACATCCCGACACCAAAAGTAACCTTCAATAACTACGGTTTGCTATAATGAGGCTGACATGATAAGCAAAGCCCACTCCGACATTCAAAGCTACATCGACGCTATACCCTACGGGCAGATAACCCTCCATATACATAAGGTAAACCGTAAAGTAGTAGCCGTAGAAACCGAGGGCGCTGAAACTCTCCGCTATACCGACACCGACGCCGCCCTACACGACGTTCATACAATCTTGACAAACCTCAAAGATACTGGATATTCAGGCCAAGCTCATATAGAATTGACTTATAAAGATGGACAAATCTCCATCGTTAGTATCCACGACACCAAAAAAACACAATACTAAGGATAAAAAACCGTGAAAGACAAAAAAGAGTACGCTGAAGATGAAAAACTAGAAGAAAAAAAAGGTGAATCAATCTACAGCCTAAAAGATGAGTTTGCTGACGACCTTGAAGCCCACGACAACTATATAACCGATTTTGACGCATATGAAGCCATGCTTATAGGTGAAGTGTACGACTCAGTATCTAAATCCGTTAAGAAATCGAGCATCACCGACAGCTACGCTGCGACACTTGCAATCGAACGTGCAGCACGAGTTATGGGCAAGTTACCAGATGGACAAGTTGAAGCAGTCGCTAAAAGAGACACAGGCAAAGCTGCTTTCATGGACATTCTCCGCCAAAAATGGATATACCCAAACGCTAACTCTCAACACCCATTCTTTATTAAACTTAGAATGTGGCAGCTTTACTCTTCTGTCTACGGATATATGCCAATGTTCTACGACTGGAACGTATCTAAAGACGGTTCATATATCGGCCCAGACTGTTGGCTGTGGAACCCGCGCAATCTCATCCCACAGAAATCTCGTACCTCAATAGATGACATGGACTATGTAACGGCGCTTTCTTGGGTCGGCAAAAAACAACTTGAAGAGTATCTTGAAACAGATGATGATGCTGGCTGGGACAAAGAATCTCTCCAGAAACTCATCGAACTAGCTGAAAACGAAAAAGAAAACGGCCAACAGGACAGCAAGCGCGATACCGAAGTAAGCCGTATCCGTACCCTAGGCGACAGTAAAAAAGGCATTTGTTTAGCTACTCGTTATGAGGCTGGTGATGATGGCCAGTGGGTAACATTCGCCCCAGACCACGGCTGCTTAGAAGTACGACGTCTCGATAACCCGCACAAGAACGGCAAGATTCCATTCGTAATTAAATACTCGATGCCACTTTACGACTCATTCTACGGCATGGGTGACTTCCAACGAGCTAAACCACTACAGTTTGCACGAGACGGTCTAACCAACTTCTACTTCCACGGTATTAAGATGAACCTTTCGCCTCCTATGGTTATCAATGCTAACGGTGTAATTAAACACACTATAGATGCAACAAACCCTGCACAAGTAATGATGGAGACGATTCCGAACTCAATCCGACGTCTTGAAACTTCTACGGCTGGTCTTGCAACCTACCAAGCCGCCCAATCACAATTGACGGGTTCTTTGCTATCTCTCTACGGTACCCAGAATGCCTCCATTCCTGGAGCCGAGGCATTGAACCCGTCTCAGGGTAAAACCCCTGCGGCAATCTCGATGTACGGCGATAAAGAAGCTACCCGTGACGGCCAAGAACGAACCTACATGGAGCAGGCCATTGAACAACTAACTGACGGCTTTTTCTCACTTGTTGCAAATATTGGCACCGAAGACATCCCTGTAACCTTGTTTGCCAAAGACATTGAAGAAATCGAAAAAGCTGGCTATGAAGACATTTTAGAGCTAGTCCAGCCAAGTGAGTCTGGTGAAGCTGGCACACTAATGATTAAGCCAGAAGGCTTAAAAGATGCTGCATACCGCTTCAATATTAACCACGGTTCAACTAAGGAATTAGACAAAGAGAAACAACTCGCATCGCTTGAGAGGCTTATGGGTGTGGTCGGAAAATTCCAAAACGAACTTAAAGAGAACCCAAATCTAGTAATTGGTTGGGACGAAATGCTCACCGATTATCAGTCGCTATCTGACCTACCAAATGCCGCTCAGTACGTCCGTCCATTAAACGAACAAGAAATTGCCGAACGAGAAGCTTTAATGCAACAACAGGCTCAGATGCAAGCTGAAGAACAGGCTAAGATGGAACAAGAACAGATGGCAGCCCAACAGCAAGCAATCGCCCCTGCTGCCACTGCTGTGCGTGGAATGACGTTTACTGACCCAGACATTGCAAGTGTCGCCCAAGAACTAGAAGCATTATAAGGAGAGAAATATGCAACATGGTATTCCAGAAGGTAGCACAATAGACCTACCTATAAGTCAGGTAGATGAAGAATCTAAAACTAGAGAAAAGCAAATGGCAGCTTTTACTGAAAAAGAGGAGTGGAAGATTCTCAAAAAGATTCTTGAAGCTAAGATAGCATTTCACCAAAAGTTTTTGCCAAACGGCACACCAATCACCGACATCCCTGTTGAAGAATTAGGGCCACGCTGGATTGCCGCCAACATCATCATAGACGAGTTCAACTCTATTATTAACGAGTATGAAGGAGTAGCTGAAAGTGTACGAACCCAAACCTCTTGATTACGCTAAATTAGGAGTAGATGCCCCAAGCGTGGACATCCACCAAGAACCAGAGCTAATTAAACCAAAAGGCCCTTGGAAGCAACGTGGTAATCACATATATAGAGAGGCCGAAGGGTTGCACTACGGTAGTAGAATCCCGCCAAACTACATCCTTGAGGGTACCGATGATAAGGGTATGCCAATATTGCGTAAGCTAGACATATAGTATATTATTCAATCAACGGAGCCGACCGTGCCGTAAACGTGGTCAGTAAAATAAAAGAGGAGTTAAAAAAATGGACGAAGAAGCAGTATCACAAACGAATGATGATGCAGCAGAACTGGAAAACCAAAACGAAGTCGTTGAGGAGTCCACCAGTGACGAGCACCTTACAAATGAAAATCAAGACGTAGAAGAAACCGAGGAGCAGACTGAGACTTCGCAAGAGGAAACTCAGGAAGCAGAAGAAGAAACTGCCGAAGAATTGTCGCCTCGCCAACAAAAGCGTGTCGAACAACTGAAACAAAGTAAGTTGGATTCAATTCTGGAGCGTGTCACCCAAAAGCCAAAGGCTCACCAAGGGTACAAGCCACTTGATTATAAGGAAGCAATCGACGCAGACGAGCAGGTAATTGACCAACTCGCCAAAGACCGAGAACAGTACGCCACTGATTTGCAACGGCAAACCAATGAACGACTTACTACCGAACTTTGGAAACGAGACATCAAGACCGACCTTGCCTTAGTAAAAGACAAGCTAGATAAACTCGACCCTGCAAGCGCACGAGCTATCGACAAAGAGTATCTACTGTACTCAGGGTATGACTCTGAAACTGGACGGGTGGCTAACCCGACCATTGGGTATGCCGAGTTCGTAGAAGCACAGATAGAACGAGCTAATATGATTGCTGCTAACATGAATGTAAGGACTCAACAGAATGTTGCCAAACAAGTTGCCCAAACAGGTATTCGACCTAACGGGACTGCTTCTAAGGCAAAAACAATTTCTTCAGCAGAAGACATCGCTAACATAAGTAGTGCCGACTGGGAAAAGAATAGGGACACCTACCTGAAACAAATGGGCATTAAAAAAGTCTAAACAATTGAAGGAAAATAAAAATGAGTACACTAAACTCAAACACTATTGTTTCTGTTTCACAGACCGCACAGGTCATCAAAGAAATCTGGGACAAAGAAATCCACAAGCCTTTCTACAAGCAATTGCAGTCAGCCAAACTAGTAAACCGTGATGACGGTCTAGTATCTGCTGGTGGTGACATTGTTCGCAAACCATTTCTTGACACAGTAGACGCACGTGCAAAATCTGCTTCTACAGACGTAACTTTTGACGTACCTTTTGGTACACCTATCAGCTATAACATTGACAAGCACTACTACTCTGCTGTTCGCATCGAGAAAATTGCTGAAGTTCAGTCTAACTGGAATCTTCAGGAAGCCTTCCGTGGCGCACAAGCTGAAGCTCTTGCTCGTCAGGTTGATACTCATGTTCTAGGTCAATACGCATCTGCTGGTACATCTGTATCTGGTGGTGCTAACATAGATGACGCTGACATGATTGCTGTTGTCGCTGCATTTGACGCTGCTAATACTCCAATGGACATGCGCCGTGGTGTTATTGGTGCAGGTGCAAAGGGTGACTTATTGAACGTAAACAAATACGTTGCTTACGACCAAACTGGCAAAACAGGTAAAGCTGTTGATGGTTCTGGTGGCCTAGTTTCTAGCGTTTACGACATGGAT